AGAACCCTTGGTTCGGAAACGATAAAGCTATGACTATGACTTCGTTTGCTTTTCATGAAGATTTGTTGTCAGAAGGGTTTGACCCCGCAAGCAATGAGTACTATGATGAAATCAATAATAGGATTCGAAAAGAGTTTCCTCATAAGTTTAACGACGAAGAAACTCAGACGAGCCAACCCGCTCAGACGGTAGCACCCGCAAAGCGAAGTGCAAAGCCAGGGCGCAAAACTGTGAGACTCACACCTTCACAGGTTGCAATAGCAAACAAATTGGGTGTGCCTTTAGAAGAGTATGCGAAATATGTTGAATAACGTGGAGCAACGTAAATGACTGACAATAATAAAAATACTGACGAAAATCGTCAACCACGCGAAGCCCAGACTCGCGAAAAACAAGTAGCAAGAAAACCTTGGGCTCCCCCGTCTGCTTTAGACGCACCTACACCCCCCGAAGGCTACGTTCATCGTTGGGTAAGACTAGAAATCAGAGGACAAGACGATCGTAAGAACGTTATGTCTAAAATGAGAGAAGGATGGGAACCTGTGAGAGCAGATGAATATCCTGACTTCGAGTCTCCAACAATCGATGATGGTAAGTTTGAAGGTGTGATAGGCGTTGGTGGTTTAATACTATGTAGGATTCCTATCGAAACTGTACAGGAAAGATCTGAATACTTTGCGAGTAAAACGCAAAGCCAGATGGATGCTGTAGATAACGATATGATGAAGGATGGTACACACCCCAGCATGTCTATTAATAGACCAGACAGACAGTCGCGCGTAACAATTGGTGGAACTCAAGGTTCGTCAAACAACTAAGAGTTCTTTATAATAATTCTTGTAAATTAGAGAAAGAATATGGCAAATGTAGATAAAGCCTTTGGGTTAAAACCTTATAAAGGCCTCAATGTCGGTTCAGCCGTTCAAGAAGCTAATAAATATAACATCAATCCATCAGGATATGGTACAAGCATCTTCCAAGGTGACTTAACTATATTTAATGGAGGATACATCGAAAGATCAGCAGCTGGTTCTGCTAATAACGTAGGTGTGTTATCGCATGTTTTTTATACAGCTACTGACGGAACTCCTACCTTTAAGAATTACTATCCAGCATCTACAACGGCACTTGGTAGCGGAGACATAGAGGCTTATATCTATGATGATCCCAATCAATTGTTTGTTGTTCAGGCGGATGGTGCTTCGACTATTGCAGCTATCGGCAGAAATGCAGATACTGATGGTATTGGTGGCAGTACAACAACTGGCGTAGCTACTCGCGAGCTCGACTCTAGTACACTAGCAACAACAGCAGCACTTCAGCTAAAAGTTGTGGGCGTAGTTCAAGATGATAAAAACGGAGACCTTTCAAGCAATAATGCGAACTTAGTTGTTCTCATTAATGAACATGCTTATAGAGGTCCTGTTGCAGGAACATAGGAGTAATTTAGATGGCAATTTCCAGAGGACAATTAGTCAAAGAGTTACTTCCAGGTCTAAATGCATTATTTGGTCTTGAGTATGATAGATATGAAAACGAACATGAAGAAATTTTTGACGTTGAAAACTCTGATCGTGCTTTTGAAGAAGAAGTAATGTTGACAGGCTTTGACCAAGCACCTGTTAAATCAGAAGGAGCAGGCGTAGCGTTTGATTCAGCCCAAGAGGCTTTCACGTCACGTTATACCCACGAAACCATAGCTTTAGCGTTTAGCATCACAGAAGAAGCGGTAGAGGATAATTTATATGACCGATTATCGGCCAGATATACCCGTGCGCTTGCAAGAAGTATGTCAAACACTAAGCAAGTCAAGGCAGCAGCTGTATTAAATAATGCATTCAATTCAAGCTTCGCTGGCGGAGATGGAAAAGAACTTTGCGCAACAGATCACCCAACTGTGGGCGGTCCTAATTTGAGCAATGAACTTTCAACATCTGCGGATTTAAGCGAAACTTCACTTGAACAAGCATTAATTGATATTGCAGCTTTCACTGACGAACGTGGTTTGAAAGTAGCTCTACAAGGAACGAAATTAATCATTCCTAAAGAACTACAATTCGTAGCTGATAGAATATTGGAAACTCCAGGCAGAGTTGCCACGTCTGATAATGACATTAACGCCATGAGAAACATGGGTATGATCCCTGAGGGATATACAGTTAATCACTATCTGACTGACACTGATGCTTTTTTCATTAAGACTGATGCACCGAACGGATTTAAAATGTTTAATCGTTCACCAATCAGAACTTCAATGGAAGCGGATTTCGATACAGGTAATGTTAGGTACAAAGCTAGAGAAAGATACAGCTTCGGATTCTCGGATCCACGTTGCGTCTTCGGTAGCCCAGGAGCATAACACTCGATTAGTTTAATGGAACCCTGCTGGGGGTTTCTTACTCAACCCAGCAACCTTATCTTTTCTACACATTTCTATTTTTTTCTGATACGATAATCTCATACCGAGATAATTTGTTATACCAACTGACTCGGCAGACTTACTCCAAGATGGTGTAACACATTTAGTTAGGAGAAAAATATGGCTAAATCAACATTTTCAGGACCAGTCAGATCTTTGGCTGGATTTATATCAGCAGGTAGTACATCGTTTGTTAGCTTAACGGCTGACACTTCGCTTACAGTAGCTGCACACGCAGGTAAAGTATTAACTACTAATGATGCGGATGGTAAATTTACTTTACCTTCAATCGTAGCGACCACTCCAAGTGACTCTACTGATCCAAACCAACTTAATAACATAGGTGCAACTTTCTACTTTATTGTAGAAACAGCTGCTACTGATATGGATATATTAACGGATGGAACAGATAAGTTTGTAGGTGGCCTTTACACTGGCGTAACTAACGCTACAGGTAAAACATTTATATCTGGTGCGTCTAATGATGTAATCACTATGAATGGATCAACTAAAGGTGGACTAGCTGGTAGTATCGTAAAAGTTACTGCAATGGCTTCTGCAAAATATGCAGTTGAAGGTATTATCTTAGGTTCAGGAACTTTAGTAACACCATTTGCTGACGCTTAATAGGAGACTAATATGAGTTCAGATGTAAAAGCATCCGTTCCTTTAACTAGCTCAGGAAGACTTCAAGGCTTTATTGGATCTTCTGGAGCTGGGAGTGCGACTAATTTAGGCTCACTAAGAATACAATCTGTACAAGCTCAATCTAGTGCTGCTGATGCACAGATCATCATATACGATGGTTCTAGCGCAAGTAGCACTAGGATAATAGCTCAATTTAAGTTTGGATCTGCAGCGAACGAATCTTTCGATCACTACATACCAGGCATGGGCTGTCGTTTTACAGAAGGGGCTTATGTAGCTTTGACTAACTGCGACTTTTTTGTTGCATACTACAATTAAGGATTAGATATGTTTAAGAAGACTAAAGGGTACGCTCAGGGCGGTAAGATGAAAACCAAAGGCATGAAAGCTGGAGGAATGACTACTAAAGGTTACAAAATGGGCGGTAAAGTTTCTGGCGGTCAAATGACAACCAAAGGATACAAAATGGGCGGAAAAGTTGCTATGACTACAAAGGGGATGAAAAAAGGCGGAAAAGGTAAGCCTTAAACGTGCCCTATTTACATAGTAATATACCTCACTTCAAGTGTTGGGTAAGGAAAGAATACACTCATAACCACGAACAATTCCATGGCGAGTTTTTACACGCCATGGTGGTTGGTGTAACTACCATGCCTTGCAGATGTCTTAGCTTTCAAGTTATTTTTACAGGCGTTCCTTCCGAAGAACAAGAAGAGCAAGGAATGGAAAACGTGTACGGTGGTGCAATGTGGGCCAGAATGCCTATTACTGCATTAGTGGGAGATACGCCGTTTACTGAATGGCCAAAACCTATGGCTGTACACGATGCTCAGCCTTGGGATTGTTCTTCTCACAATCATGCAGTTTACGTTATAGATAGAGCTACGCCGTGTCCTTGGTTAGCTAAGATAGGGGGAGAAATGTACCCAGCTAAATATTTATTTACAGTAGACTATGCAGAAAACGAAATAGCAGATGATCCTGCGCAACATAAACAAAGTCATGTTATGGAGTTATTAGACGCTGGTGAATGGACGGGTAACATTGTTGCACTACCAAACAACCGTGTCAGGGTTACACATCCAGCTTGGTTTGAGACGGGACAAGGAGCACCTGATTTTAAACCGTCAGCTCACATACATTATTCTAAGTCTGATTTAGATTATACGTTGGATGTTAATAGAATATTTGATAATCTATACGCAGAGGAAGAATAATGGCAACATCAGGAACAACTTCATTTGATCTTAGTGTAGATGAACTTATAGAAGAAGCATACGAAAGATGCGGTCTTGAGTTACGTACAGGATATGATCTAGAAACAGCAAAACGCTCATTGAATATAATGATCGCTGAATGGGCAAACAGAGGCCTAAACCAATGGCTGATAACAGAGAACACTTTTACTGTTACAAAAGGAACTGACGAATATAGTCTAGGGACAGATATAGTAGATATTACTTCTGCCGTTATTACGCGTGATGGCACAGATTTTCAAATGTCTAGATTGAGTAGGTCTGATTATTTATACACACCGAACAAAACGGATCAAGCTAAGCCTACTCAATTCTTTTTAGAAAGACACATAACTCCAAAAGTCTATTTGTACCCTACACCAGAAAACTCTACAGATGTAATTAAGTATTACGCTTTGACAAGAATGCAAGATGCAGGAGACTACACAAATAACATGGAGGTAACATTTAGATTTTTACCTTGTCTGACAGCAGGCCTTGCGTATTACATAGCTATGAAAAGGGCTCCAGATAGAATACAACTATTAAAATCAGTTTACGATGAAGAATGGGATAGAGCAGCAAGTGAAGATATAGATTCTGTTAGCTCTAAGTTCTTACCTCCTAGACTTATAATATGATATGGCATTTGCATCAGGTAAACGAGCTTACGGAATCTGCGATACTTGCGGACAACGTTATCGACTCCATCAATTACAAGAACAATGGGATGGATTTAAAACATGTCCAGAATGTTTTGATCCTAAACAGCCACAACTAGAAGCTCCTCCTGTAGGAGCAGATCCACAAGCACTCTTGAACCCAAGACCAGATAGAACAGAACCTTCTGCTCAAAGTCTTCTTGTAAACAATCCATTTCTCACTACACAAGGCAGCGCAGTCATAACTGTGTTTGAAGATAACCATGGCAGGACTACAGGAGATAAAGTTAGATTTAGAAATGTAGATGCGTTTGACGGATTTACAACCAGCGTTATAGAAGACCCCGATGGATACGCTATAACCGTTACAGCTAATACCACTACAGATATTCTTAACTACAATAATAATACATATACTTTTACAGCCAGTTCTGGAACAGGAACAGCAGGAGCTAGAGGAGGCGGAGTAGACTGCACAGTTGGACCTGCACAAACGCTGTTACCTTTAAATCCATTTAGAACAGGTAGTTCAGGAGCGAATACAGTTATATCCGTTACAGAATTCAAACATGGAAGAACCACAGGAGACACAGTAAGATTTAGATCTACAGAAGCTGTCGATGGTGTTACTACTACTGTACTTGAAGCAGCAAGTGGATATACAATAACTGTAGTAGATGCAAACGAATATAAGTTTACTTCTACAGGAACAGCCACCACAGGTGATGTGACAGGTGGTGGGGATACAGTAACAGCAGGACCAGTATAATGGCAGGATTTACATACAGCTCACTAAAGACAACCATACAGAATTATGTAGATAGTTCTGAAACAACTTTTGTTAACACCTTAAATACCATTATTGAACAAGGCGAAGAAAGAATTTTAAAAGGAGTCTGGTTAGATAATTTTAAAAAGAACGTTACTGGAACAGCTACAGCAGATACACCTTATCTAGGAATGCCAACAGACTTTTTGGCTCCTTTCAGTTTAGCTGTAATTGACAGTAACACATATCACTACCTTAATTTAAAACAAGTTAGTTTTATGAGAGCGTACAAGCCGACCACAACAGGCTCTGTAACAGGAAGACCAAAATATTATGCAGAATTTGATAGCGATACTTTTATCCTTGCACCTACCCCTAATAGCAATTACACATTTGAACTTCATTACTTTTATAGGCCAGCTTCTTTAACTGCAGCTGGTGATAGCGGGCAAACATGGATCTCTGAAAATGCACCTATAGCTTTGTTGTACGCATGTTTAACCGAAGCAGCTATATTTTTAAAAATGGATCCTACAGAAATAACTACTTACGACCAGAGATTTGAGGGTGCATTGGCTAGGTTAAAGAATACGGCAGAAGGAGCAGGAACACAGAGTCAGTACAGGTACGACCAAGTTCGTATTCCTATTACCTAATGTTGGAACAACCTCTTCTAGAGTTAGAAGGTAAAAACATCGCTCTTGTAGCGATGGGTCAAAGTCAAATAGATTACCATTTATCCAGGACACATAGCTTAGCTTTTGATGAAGTGTGGGCTATAAACGCGATGGTCAGTGTTCTGCCCGAAATCGACAGAGCTTTTATTTTAGATCCTATGTCTAGGTTTTTAGATACTGAGGATGCAGGAAGCATGACTGAAATAATGCGGAAGTATCTTCCACAAATAGACTATCCAATATATACGTGCGAGTTGGACAAGCGTGTACCAGCTGCAGAAGAGTTTCCCTTGGGTCCTTTAGTAGGAGACTTAGGATGTGCGTATTTTAATAATACAGTAGCTTATGCCATAGCATTTGCTTTGTGGAATAAGGTAAGTCATTTGACAGTGTTTGGAGTAGATTTTACATACAAAACAAACATGCACTTTGCAGAGTCAGGCAAAGCTTGTTGTGAGTTTTGGTTGGCTAAATGCATGGAAAACAATATAGAAGTTTCCGTTGCACCAAGATCTAATCTTCTTGAAACCGATATTCCCACAAAAGAAAAATTATATGGCTACCACAGGCTAGAAGATCCCGTTATAACTTATATGGACAAAGGTAAGATGGGCGTTTGTAAATGGTCTGATATAATAAAAGAAGAACAACAGTTTATAGGTATGATAGATAGAAATGATCTACCACCAGAACCAGAGGAATATTAATGTTTTCACTTGATTCAGAAACAGAAGTTGGTAATCTTAATGTTACTACAACGAATAACAGAGGGCACACTGTAGAAGAAGTTGCAGAAATGGCTACTAAAAGATTAGTCTCCATTAGCGACGAAGCCCCTGCACCCATTAGGGCACAAGCACATGCTTTTAGAGAAGCATGCAAACAGGTTATTACTTATTATATGCGCGAGGCTGTTAAAAACCACGTTTGTACAATATGTAATGAATTAGAGAAACAAGGTCAACATGACCTAGCTAATATTATTAGGAGACTATAATGGCTATAACACAAGCAATGTGCACTAGCTTTAAAAAAGAACTATTGGAAGCAAAACATAACTTTCTTGCTTCGGGTGGCAACACTTTTAAGCTGGCGTTATATACAAGTTCTGCAACCATGACTGCAGCCACTACAGCGTTTACAACTACTAACCAAGCATCTGGAACAAACTATACTTCAGGTGGAGCTGCGTTAACCAACATTAACCCAACATCTTCAGGGACAACAGCGTTTACTGATTTTGCTGACTTAACTTTTGGTACAGCTACTGTAACTGCAAGAGGTTGTATGATTTACAACGACACTGCATCAGGTGATCCTGCTGTAGCTGTGTTTGATTTTGGCGGAGATAAAACATCAACTGCGGGAAGCTTTACTATCCAGTTCCCAGCAGCAGACGCTAGTAACGCAGTAATAAGAATAGCGTAAAATAGCCTATGGCTAACGTAACGGGCTGGGGTCGCGGAACCTGGGGTTCTGGGGCTTGGAGTGAAGAAAATCCTGTTGTAATAACAGGGTTAGCGGGCACTTCTGCGTTAGGCAGTTTAACGGTAACAGGGCAGGCTAATGTAGCCGAAACTGGTGTTGCTGGAACAGGTGGTTTAGGCTCTCTAACAGCTACAGGTATTGCAAACGTTTCTGAAACAGGCGTTAATGGTACAGGAGGAATAGGCTCATTAATAGCTACGGGAGCTGCTAATGTAACCGAAACAGGTTTAGCTGGAACAGGAGGAATAGGATCTCTAACAGCTACAGGTATTGCAAATATTTCTGCGACTGGAGTCGCAGCTACGTCTGGATTAGGATCTTTAACAGCTACGGGAGCTGCTAATGTAACCGAAACAGGTTTAGCAGCAACAAGTGGACTAGGTTCATTAAGTACACGAGCAGATGCAAATGTAGCAGAAACAGGAGTAGTAGGAACAACAGCTTTAGGTAATGTAATTACCGCAGGAGCTGCAATAACAGGTGTTTCAGGTGCTGCTTCTACAATATCTTTAGGCGATGAAACTGTAACGTGTGATGCTAACGTGGCTTGCACAGGAGTTTCAGCTACAAGTGCTTTAGGAAGTATATCTTTAGTTACAGATAATAATATTTCTGTAACAGGTTTCGAAGCACCTATAGCTATAGGTGCTTTAACAACAAATGCGCAAGCAAATGTACTTCCAACAGGGGTTGAAGCAACAGGAGCGGTTAGTCAAATATTAGTTTGGGGCCCTATTGTTCCTGGTCAAGATCCAAGTTGGACAGGCGTTACTGATACACAAGATCCAACCTGGAGCTCGGTATCCGATACGCAAACTCCAGGGTGGGAAGAAGTTGCTTAACTATGCAATAAAAAGGTAATATAATCAAAGCGGAGATATAAATTATGGCAAGCTCATACGTAAACGATTTAAGGCTCAATGAAATGGCGACAGGAGATGCGTCAGGAACTTGGGGCGATACGACAAATACAAATTTGGAGTTGATTGGTGAGGCTCTAAGTTTTGGAACAGAAGGCATAACAACCAACGCAGATACTCATACATCTACAGTTGCAGATGGAGCAGCTGACCCAGCAAGAGCTATGTACCTTAAATATACAGGCACACTAGACTCGGCCTGTACGATTACGATTGCACCAAACACCATAAGTAGGATGCAGTTTATTGAAAACGGCACTACTGGTTCTCAAAACATAATAATCTCACAAGGTACTGGTGCAAACGTAACCATACCTGCTGGCGATACTAAAGCAGTTTACTTAGATGGTGCTGGTTCTGGAGCAGCAGTAGTAGACGCTTTTGCTAGTCTTTCTACAGTAGACCTAAAAGTACAAGACGATTTAACAGTTACAGATGATGCAAGTATAGGAGGAGATGCAGCAGTTACAGGAGCTTTAACTGGTGGTACTGTAAATGGCTTAGGCATAGCTTATAACATCACTAACTTTTCTCAAGGTATTCTTATTAGTAATGATGCTGGTACAGGCACACTTGATGGTGCTAATAACAATACAGGATTAGGTTTTGAAGTATTTGATGATTTGACAAGTGGCGACCAAAATACAGGTGTTGGTGTTCAAGCATTAGCCAAAGTTACTACTGGTTCAAACAATAATGCTTTTGGTGAAACAGCTTTATATACAAACACTACAGGTGGTAATAATGTTGCTATGGGTAGAGCTGCTTTAGAGAGCAATACGACAGCAGATAATAATACAGCCATAGGACACCAATCACTCAAAGCAAACTCAACTGGAGAACAGAATGTTGCAGTTGGTAGTTCAGCTTTATTAGCAAACACTACAGCAAGTCAAAACGTAGCAGTTGGTACTTCAGCTTTAGCAGCAAACACCACAGGACTAGCTAACACCGCAGTAGGTGCTTTAGCACTTGATGCTAACACTACAGCAAATAACAACACAGCAGTTGGTTATAATACTTTAGGTGCAAATACCACAGGAGCATCTAA